TCAAATACGCCGTCAGCGTCAGGCTCTTTCTTTAGATCAAAGGCCACGGCCTTTCGCTGCATTGCCTGCGCCATTAGCTGCCCCGCATGGTTTCACGTTATGTTATAACATAACAGTTGGCAGTTGGCAAAGGGGGTCAATCGTCAACAATAAACCCGACGACACATCTGCAACCTATTACCTCCCCCGCTTCGCCATTAGGATCGCCGGGAAACATCAACCGACTATCGCCAATATCAAACGTTTCCTCTTGCCCGACGATCTGCCCATTCGCCGCCGCGTGGGTATCCCGCGTTCGGTGATCCTCGGCGCTGATCCACTCGCGCCGCAGCTTTAGCCCGGTTTCTTTCGCCGCCTCATTGGCCCCGAATTGCGCTGCCCCGTGCGTTTCCGTCCTGGCAATCAATCCAGCCCGCGCCTGCGTAAAGCTTGGCACTAAATCGCGGATATAACCTGCAACGCCGCGCTGCCCCAGCCCATCTGCAAAGCCTGCGGCAACGGCGCGGATGATCTGATTGCGCGTTGTGTCAGCAACTGCCGTGATGCGCTTGCGAATTGCCTCGCTGCCAATGTACCCAAAGGCCAGCCGCGTCATGGTCTCGGCAAAGTCCTTTCGCTCCAGATCAATGTGCGCGTTTTTGCTATGGTTAAACACCCGCGCGCCGAATGTGTTAACGGCGACAATCGCCATAGACAGATAGGCCTTTTCCAGATTGCGGACGTGATCGCGCGGAATGCCGACTTCGCCTGTCGCCTCAAAGAAGTCTGCCATTTCCAAAGACGCGCGGCGGATTTCCTTGGCTATGGAATTGCGAAAGCCGACTTCTAGGCGGTCCAGAATAAGACCCTGCCGCCTAACCTCGCGCCGGGGATCTTGATCCAGAAGCCGCCTCACTTCTTCGCCTCAATTCCGTAGATCATTGCCTTCATATCCTCCACCGTTAGCCCCTCGGCATGATCGGCAGGCATAGGCGGCTCAGGCATGACGGTCGGGGGCAAAGGCTCGGTTGCCATGCCCAGGCTGATCTGTGAAGAATTAACCAGCAACACATCGCCGCCATCAATCGGCTGATACCCCTTCAATTCGCGGCGCTCGTTGATTGTCAGGTCGGTTGCCCGGTCGGCCATCTCCCAGAGTTGCGATTTCTTTTCGACAATCGCCGGGATTTGATCCGTATCAGCACGCAACTCAACGCCATCGCCTAGCCACGCGGTCCAGTCCTGCGCGATTAGGTCAATCAGCGGAATGACCGTATCCTCCCAAAAGGCAAGCCGTGCCTCGGCGTAATTGGAGTATGTGTTATCGCCGGGGATGCCAAGCAACTGGGGCGGAACCCCAAAGCCCAGCGCAATATCACGCGCGGCGGAATACTTGGCCTCTACAATGCCCATATCTGTTGGGCTTAGGCCCATTGCCCGCCAATCAAGCCCGCCCTCTAGCAGCATCGGCCTGCCCGCGTTGCGAGATCCGCTGTACTGCTCAGATATTTGGGCCTTTAGGCGGTTGAACGCCTCGGCGCTTAGTTCCTCGCCGTCCTTTGTGACCATCGCCCCGGAAGGTCTGGCGCTGTTTTGCAACAATGCCATAAGCCAAGCCATGCCCTCGTTATGCTGGTCGATTGCATAGGATGAAGGCTCGATAGGCGAAAGCCCATACCAATCATCTAGCGGGTGGAACGTGCGCAGGTGACGAACATCGCAGTTCTGTTTTGCGTCCATATCCCAACGGATTTTGCGGCCGTTCGCGCCCGTGTATTCATAGCCCTTGGGGAATCCGTCCTGGCCTTGAATGACGGTCATACGGTCGGGGCGTAGCTGATACAGTTCCCTGACCTCGCGCCCGACCTTGACGCGCTCCTCATAGCCATTCCCGGCAATCATCAGATAGCCGATTTTCTCGCGCATGTATTGCGCGCCGGATTGGCGCGGGTTTGGCTTGTCAATCAGATTTAGGATTGGATGCTCGATCAGTTCCGTTTCGCCGCGCCATGCGGTCCAGCGAACAGAGGCAACGGCGTCCGCAATGCGATTGATTGCCTGATAGGCCACCACGTTCTTGGTGTAGGCCTCGTCGGCAAACGCCCGATAGTCGCGGTTTGACCATGCGGGTTGACCTGGGGTCAGGACGATGGCCGCTCCTGCGCGGCTTTCTTTGGCCTCAACCGGGGCCGATCCGAAGAACTTGGGAAATTTCATATCGCGCCCTTGCTGCGGTTTGTTATGTTGTAACATTAAAAGCGCAAAAGCGCTAGGGCCTCACAATGCGCGGATCGTGGGGGCAATTCGGGCTTGGAGCATATCGGACACGGCGTCAAATAGCGGGTCTAGCGTGTCGTCATGCGCGGCGTTTGGAAATGCGGACGCCTCGGCCAGGATGTCAGACAGGAACGGCGCGTTGCGTGGCAATAGGACATTGCCGCTTTCAACAAATGGCGCTGCGTCATAGGCGCGGGTTAGTTTGTCTATGTTCCGCTGTCTGGCGATGATCGGGATGCCTTCACGCTTAAGTGTTTGGATTAGGCCCGTTCCGCTTGCCTTGTCCTCTACGTCGATCTTGCGCAATGCGCCTTGCGCTTGGATTGCCCTGTGCTTTGCCCAGAACGCGCGGGCATGGGTTAGCAGTTCCGGCGCTTCCCATTTGCCTCTGATCTGATCGAGGAGGACGGCTTGCCCGCTGGTGGATTTGCCCCAACATTGGAAAACGCTATAGTCGTTTTGCTCTTTGGTTTTTAGGGCGGTGTCAGCATAGATCGCCCGCCATTCTATGCGCGGGGATATGTCGTAATACTGCCACCAGTGATCTTTGAATACGCCGCCGCCTAGCGGGGCAGGGCGCTGCATGTATTGGCCCGCGAAAACATAAGAGTTCGCGGCTTCCATTCTGCGCAATTCGGATAGCGGGAATTGATCCGGCCAGAAGCTTTCGTCGTCGGCTGTTATTGCCGGGATATTTAGGTGATCCCATTTTTCACCATTACCGCCGCTCAGAAGCCACCCGCTCAGGTCCATTTCGTGCAAGCGCTGCATGATGATGATGATTGGCGTGTTTGGCTTGTTATTGGCGCGGCTTTCCATTGTAGTGGAAAACCAGTCCAGCACGTTCTGGCGCATTGTGTCGCTATTGCCTTCTCCTGCCTTATGCGGATCGTCAATTATGATTGCGCCCCCGAAGTCATCCCGCATTTTGCCAGCACCATATCCGGTGATCGTGCCTTCTGCGCCTGTTGCGTAGACAATGCCCCCGGCGCTGGTGCGGAATTCGTCTTTGGCGTTGCTATCGTCTCGGAATTGCGTTGCCCCGAATACGTCTGCGAAAGCCTCGTGCTGCATTATGGCGCGGGTTTCCCATGTGTTTGTGGTAGCCAGTCGCTTGCTATAGCTGGCGTGAATAAACTCGCTGTCTGGGAAATTGCCCATGCACCACGCCATGAAGTTCTTTACGGCGATTTCCGTTTTGCCTGATCGCGGTGGGATGTTGATGATGAGGCGGTTGCAGTATCCGGCGACAACGCGCTCTAGGGCGTTGCATATGATTGAGTGATGCGGCGCTGGCTTTAGATCAACGCCGCGCCTTGATTTGAACATATGGCGCGTGAATGCCAGAAGATCGGTGCGAAGATCCGCAACCTCAGTCGGGCTTAGTGGCATGTTTTGCCTTGATTGCGTCCAGCACGGCGCTTGAGTGGTCTTTAGGCGTCATGCTGCCATCGCTGGACGTATGGTCAATCTCTTGCTTTTCGCGCCAGCTTGCGCGAGTTTTCATCCAAAATATCATCGCTGTAGTGTCGCCGCTTTTTGCTTTATTGAACAATGCGCCGCCGACCGTGGCATTTGCGCGGGCAAGGGCTTGGTCAAGCTCTTCCCTGTAATATTTTGTCAGTGTCTTTCCGTCGATGCCGAGGATATCGGCAATGATGGCCTGCGGCGTTCCGATGGTCGCGTGAAGCTGCACAAGCTGGCGGCTTTCTTTGCTTGGTTCGTGAGGTCTGCGGCTCATGCTGCGGCCTCCTTCTTGCCTGACCAATGCAGCTTCATGGAAACGCGCTTAATGGTGCGCTTGACGCTGCCTTCGTTCAACGCTCCTGAAATCAAAATCGCGTCGAGGATGCGCTCAAGTTCATTTGCCTCATCGTCTTGTAAGACAATCGTTCTCATCCTTCGATCCTTTTTACTGCCAGCGCATTGAACTTCTCGCCAGATCCTTCGAGTGTTGCCTCTTGTCCAGTAAATTCCTGCCATCTTTTAATGATAACATCGCAATACTTGGGGTCGAGTTCCATGAGACGTGCGTTACGACCGTGCTTCTCGCAAGCGATAGCAGTGGTGCCAGATCCCGCGAAGCTGTCAAGAACCAAGTCGCTGCCCTTGGTGTTGTTCAGCATCTGGTACTCAAACAACTCGACTGGCTTCATTGTCGGATGCTCACCATTGCGGCTTGGCTTATTGAACTCAAGAATTGTGGTTTGTTTTCGGTCGGTTGACCAAAGGTGTGCGGCCCCGTCCTTCCATCCGTACAAGCATGGCTCGTGCCTCCAGTGATAGTCTTGACGTCCCATCACCATTACAGACTTCTTCCAAATCAGGCACTGGCGAACCTGCCAGCCAGCGTCAAACGCTGCGCCTCGGAAATTGTACCCCTCCGAATCCGCATGCCAAATATAAAACACCGCGCCTTTTTTCATAACAGCATCGGCAGCAACGTATGCATCGCACAAAAACTTGCGAAATCCATCGTTTGACATGCTGTCATTCTGAATTGTCAGCGCGTCCTTTGTCTTGCCTTCATAAGCAACGTTGTATGGTGGGTCTGTGAGCCACATATCAACTAACTGTCCATCGCATAGTTTTTCGAGAGAATCGATGCTGGTGCTGTCACCGCACATAAGACGATGCCGCCCAAGAACCCACACGTCTCCCTCTCGCGTTATTGGATGATCATGTATCTCTGGGACCGCGTCCTCGTCGGTCAGCCCTTCGGTCGGCTCGGCCAAGAAGTTTCCGATCTCATCTGGGTCAAAACCCGTCAGCGTTAGATCAAATCCTTCGGCTTCCAAGTCCTGCAATTCAATCTTAAGCATCTCGTTATCCCACCCAGCATCGAGCGCGAGGCGGTTGTCAGCGATGACATAGGCACGTTTTTGCGCCTCGGTGAGATGCGCGGCTTCGATGACGGGCAGCGTGGCGAGTCCCAGCTTCTGCGCGGCCATGACGCGCCCGTGGCCTGCAACAATTCCATTGTTACCGTCTACGATGATCGGGTTTAGAAATCCAAATTCTCGAATACTGGCAGCGATCTTGTCCACCTGCTGTGGCGAGTGGGTTCTGCTGTTGCGGGCATATGGAACCAGGTCCGCGACTGGAAAAGTTTTATAGTTGGGAAATTGATTTTCCATGTTCACTCATTTTGCTGATATTTTGCACATTATAGGCGTTTTGCGCCTGTTTTACTAGTGGTCGGTTTTCTCCTCGCCCATGACGGCGACGATGATGACGGCGAAGATGCCGAACATGAGGCCCATGATGCCCCAAACGATGGGGTTGCGGCCTTTACGGTCGGCAATGACGCCTGCGAGGATTGCGAAGAAGATCCA